TTCGTCGCGGGTGCCTGTGCCAGCTTGAATTCCAGGCGGGTCAGCTCGCGCGCTTGCTGCACAGGAGGGAGCGTCAGCAGGCGTGCGGTCTCGTCGAGGTCGGTGCCCAGGTGGTGGAGCAGCTTTGCCCCTGCATCGGATGAAGTGGCCAGTTCCAGGAAATCCCGGCTGACGCCCAGCATCTGAAGATTGGCCACGGCGGCGGGGAAGTCCGAGAACTCCTTGCTGCCCTGGTCGTAGATCCTGTTGCACTGCTCGTTGAAGCGCTGGTCGGCCACCATCCGGGCTGCTTCCTGCTGCGCCAGGGTGCGGACGTCGACTTCCTGCCCCTGGGTTTGCGGTTGCTGCTGATCCGGTTGGTGACCCTGCTGGAGCGCGGCCAGCTGCTGCCGGTAGCGCAGCGACTCCTGCTGGGCCTCGTCGGCCCGGCGCCGTTCTTCGTGGCGCGCGCGGGTCAGTTCGTCGATGCGGGTCTGGAACCACGGCGTGCGCTTCGGTTCCTGCTGCTGGTCGTCTTGCTGGCCCTGCGGCTGGCCTTCCTGTTGCGGTTGCCCGGCGGTCGCTTCCGTGCTGGTTTGCTGCTCGACCTGATTGGTTGCACCCTGTTCGGCGCCAGGCGCCTGCGACGGGAGGCCGCTTTCGGTTTCAGTGCTCATGGTTTCCCAAGTAGATTGAAGCCCCGTCGTTCCGGACGGGTACGGGTTTTACTGCGATTCGGGCAAAGAAAAACCCGCACTCGGCGGGTCTTCTTGGAACTGCTGTTCTGCTGCTGGCGGGCCCGGCGGCGCGCCCGGCTCGGCGGTGGCTTGCTCGAGCTGCGGCTCGACCACCAGGTTCAAGCCGAATTCCTGCGCGATCACCTGCGAGATCTGCTGCGGCATCGTCGGGTAGACGATCTTCAGGCGCTCGGTCTCGGCGCGGTAGCGATCGAGCAGCAGCTGCTGCCGGCCGCTGTCCTTCTCGTCGTGCAGCTGGTTGTATTCCTGGCCGAGGGTCTGCAGCTGGCCCTGCAGTTGCTGGAGCTGCTGCTTCATCTGCTGGGCCTCGGGCGACGCGCCGTTTTCCTTGGCGGCTGCCACTTCCGGCGGCGTCAGGCGCTCGGCAAGCTCCTCGGCCATCGGGAAGTCGGCGGCACGCATGACGATGTCGCCGGCGCGCTGGATGATCTCCGGACTGCGGCTAGCCATCTCGGTCAGCGCCTGGAAGGCTTCCTGCCGCTTCGTGTTGTAGCTCGGGCCCACTGCGACAGCGACGTCGTAACGGCCGACGGACGGGTTGAAGATGCGCTTGATTTCGTTCGTTGCCGGGTCCTGCTCCTCGCGGTATGCCTGCTGCATCGACGGGTCGATGTGCACCTGGTCGTCCTTGCCGTCCTCGCCCAGGATGCGGGCGATGCGCGGCGTGTCGTAAATCTTGGGGATCAGGTCCAGCAGGATCTTCCCGGTGTACTTGATCGCGCGCGCGCCGTTGTCGATGAAGTGAAAGGTGGCGGTATCGCCCTGATGCTGGCGGGCCATGATCGCGCGGCCCGAAGTCTCGTTCGACTTGGCGCCGACGCTGGCGTCGTACTGGCCGCTGGCCATCTTCATTTCTTCCGACGAGACGCGCATGCCTTCCAGGAAGAGGGTGGCCGGTGCCGGTGCCTGGATCCGCTGCGGTACTGGCAGCGGGTTGCCCTCGGTGTCGCGGTGGTTGTACGGCAGGTATGGCTTGTTCTGGGTGTTGGCGTTGTCCCAGTGATCCTCGTAGCCCTCGATCGATTCGGCAGCGGCCAAGATCGGCGTTTTCGTCTGCAGCGCGCCGTATTCCACACTCGCGGACGAGTTGTAGTTGTACATGCGCTGCGCGTCCTTCATCTGGCGCGTGTGGCCCTTGCGGTCGATCTTGCCGTCGATCTCGACCTCGTCGCCGACCACACGCACGATGGGGATGTACCGGCCCGGCCAGTCCTTCTTCTCGAGCTGCGTGTCGCCGGCCAGCAGGTACCATTCGACCTGCTGCCGCTTCACCGGGCGCGCACGCCAGCCGGCCGCGGCCGCGGCGTCCAGCGCCTCCTTCTTCATCTCGGAGGCCTTGAGCACGTTGCCGTCGGCGTCGACGAACAGTTTGTCAGCCAGGTCGACCCGTCGGAAGTATTCGCAGATCCGGACGGTGTCCTTGCTCAGCCAGTTGTCGGCGCCCTCCATCGGCCAGGACGCCACGTCGACGCCCGGATAGCGCGCTTCGAACTCATCGCGCGGGATGTCTTCGAACACGAAACCAAAGCGGGCATCGCTGCCGTCCGCCTCCTGAATGTCCGGGTCCAGGTAGATGTTCAGCGGGTTCTTCACCCGCTTGATGAAGATTTCCTGGTCGAAGCTGTCGTCGCTGGCGTAGTCGGTGATGACGCGCCAGTAGCCCAGGCCCGCGTCGACCTGGTGTTCGGTGGCGGTGTCGTAGGCGACGTCGGCATTGCTGTTGCGCTCGATATGACGGATGACGCCGTTCAGGATGTCGGCCGTTTTCTTGTCGGCGCCGCTGTCCACCGGATACACGCGGATGCTCGGCTTGTTCTGCCGCTGGTCGTTCGTGATCTGGCGGTTGTGCTGCTTGGTCTTGTTGATGGTCAGGCAAGGACGCTTATCGTTCTGTCGCGCCATGCGCATACCTTCATCCCACTGCCAGCCGTTGTCCGGGTCGCCATTGGCGAAGCGGATGTCGGTCTTCCACAGCGGGCGCGTGTCGGCCTCGAAGTCTTCGCAGCGCTTGAAGCGCTTCTTGGCTTCGGTGACGATCTTGTCGTCTGGTTTGTCGGTAGTTGCCATTTATCCCATCCAGCCGTTCTGGCTCGGTGTTGCGTTCAGTTTCGACCCGCCCAGCGGCTTGGGTTTGCGCTTGTCCCTGACCATGAACGACATCATCAGGCTGTCGGCCATGTTCGGTGACGGGATCTTCTTCGCACGCATCTCGTCCTTGCTCACTAGTTGGATCATCTTCGATCCGGCAGTTCGCTTACGCTGCTGGCGGACCAACTCCGTCTTGAGCTGCTGCAGGTCCTTGATGTCGCTCGACAGGCTGATCATCGTCGCCGGGTCGTGGTACTCGCCCTTGACGATGGCCTCGTACGTGCGCTTGAAGCGATCGCGCAGCAGCCACCAGCCCATGGCGCGCAGGTTGCGGAACACGTCCTCGTTGAGCCGGTCCTCCTCGTACTTGCCGGGCCAGGGCGAATCGGCCGCGCCGAAGCCCTGGACGTCGATGTTGCGGTCGGCGATACGTTCCTTCAGGCCCACCTTGACGCCGGCGCCGACGCCGATGCTGTCGTAGACGATGATGTTGGCCCGGTAGTCGAAGGCGTCATCGAAGGTGCGCGTGATCGCGTCGTCGATGTCGCCCTCTGTCCAGCGCGCAACGTCCTCGACCAGCATGCCGTAGCGTTTCGTGACCGCCTTCGCGTCGGTGCCGCTGTCGGCGGGGTCGAACCCGAGCACGCGGTCGCCGCGCGTCTTGTAGTTCAGCTTCTTGTGGGCGTCAATGGCGGCGTCGATCCATTCGGCCTCTATCACCGAGTCCTCGTAGTCGGCGTTGCATTCGCCTTCCCACACGTGCAGGTATTTCTTGAAGTTCGCTGCCTTGTCGCGCTCCATCTCGACGCGTAGCACGTCAGGGAAGCGCGGGTTGTCGCGGTACGACACCTTGCGCACGTACGTGTAATCGTCCTCGTAGAAGCCAGGGCGGCCAGCGGCAATCTCGCGGTTGATGTGTTCGATATAGGGCAGCACGAAGCGCGTATAGGTCGGCGCGTCAGGTTCGTTCGGGTTGAAGCTGATCCAGATTTCAGAGCCGGCAGCGCGGATGGTCGGGATCAGCACCTTCCAGCTGTCCTCGGCCACGTTTTCAGCTTCCTCGATCCAGACGATGTCGTAGCCGAACTTCGATTTCAGCGACGTGACGTTGCGGGAGAGGCCGACGAACTTGAAGCACGAGCCGTTGCGGCCGTAGATGCCGTCGCGCTGCACGTCGAAGAACGATTGCAGGCCGAACTTCTCGATCTTCGCCACGATCAGCGCGTAACTCGATTCCTCCATCGAGTTTTGGAACTCGCGGCCGCACAGCACCTTC